TTCTTACTGGAAATAGCACTATTATTAATGCACTTTTAGCAGATCTTAAAGCAAAACAAAAAGCATATGATGCAACATTGCCAACAGTTGATCCAAATATGCGTGGCGGTGGTGGCGGCGGACTTGATATGATGGCTATGTCTTCTGGTGGAATGGTTCCTAGATACATGGCTGCTGGTGGAATGGTTAAGCCTAAGTATTTTGCGGTAGGTGGAAAAGCAAGAGGAACAGATGTTGTTCCAGCAATGCTTACTCCTGGAGAATTTGTAATGAGCAAATATGCAGTTGATTCATATGGCACCAATAAAATGAAGGCTATGAATAATGGATCATACCAGGGCGAGAAGGTGTATAATTATAATCTAAACGTCAATGTTAAATCTGATGCAAATCCAGAGGATATTGCAAGAGTTGTTATGACACAAATTAGACAAGTTGACTCACAAAGAATTAGGACACAAAGGGACTAAATGGCTACAGCAGCGTATTTAACAGGTAGACGTAGGTATGAACGCCCCCAGGCTCTGCTATGGTCTGAGAACCCTGGTACGCTCTCTAATGGGGTATACCTGCCCACTGGCCTTGAAGTACAAGGTAACTTTTCTGCTTCTACAGATCCAGATCTAATTAATCAGTTTCTTATTCTTTCAGACCATAATCGTGGGGAATTAAATTTTACCCCCACAAGAATAGAACAAAGACAAAGAACCATTAATGGACGTATGCGTTCATATCACATAGCAGATAAACTAACAATGTCAGTTTCCTGGAACAATCTACCATCAAGGTCATACTATCAGGATGCAGGGTTTTTATCTACTGGTTTATCCCCTGACAAAAATACAACAGGAGAATTTACAGCAGATGGCGGAGCAGGCGGAGTAGAACTACTTGACTGGTATGAAAACCATACAGGCCCTTTCTGGATGTTTTTGGCATACGACAAGTACTCAAACTTTGGTAAGGCTGATGCAGACTATGGACATCTTGCTCAATACAATCAGATTATTCAGGTTTATATTGCAGACTTTAACTATTCTGTTGTAAAACGTGGTGGCTCAAACCACGATCTTTGGAATATTTCGGTAACACTGGAAGAGGTCTAAATGTTTGTTAGTGAGACATTAAAGACACATTTAGAAACATCCTCAACAATAAGTCTTCAGTCATTGGTTTTGGCTGAGTGGAATATGAATATGCCAGATAATATTTATAAACTGGGCAACTATAGATATAGACCTTTAGACTCAGATGTGACATACAAAACACTTCCTTTGACTTTTGATAACTTAGATGCTGGTAATTATTATACTGGTGCAACGGATGCAGATGTAGTTATTGATGGCGGATATACAAACCTAGAAGTTCCACAACTTTTTACATCAACTAAAGAAAAAATTAAAATGCTTTATTCCTTAGAAGATTGCATAAAACCTTTTAGACCTAGATCTGGAATTAATAAAGCCTCTTATTTTAATAATAGATATCTTGCAAACTCTGGATCATCAATGACCCTTAGACCAAGATATTATATGCCATCAAAATATGATGAGTTTAAATATTGGTCATCTTTTAGAACTGAGGATAATATTGAAAGAGGTATTGCAAATAATATATTAAACTCTCTTAACTATATTGATGACTCAGTTCCTTTTGTAGTTTATAAAAATCCTGTTCCAGCAAACAGGCTTGTTGTAAAAATGCAAACAAATGTTGGCACTGTAAACATGGGAACTATGATAACTCAGTCTGGATCATTAGGAGACCCACTATATGGGGTGGCAAACAAGACAACACCAGTTAGATGGAATATTCAATATTTAAAAGGCAATGACTGGATTGATGCTTATTCATTTAATGAAAACTCTGTTAGAGATGACAACACAGCAATTATTTCAGAAGATGGCTATGTTGAGTTGGAGTATGGACTTAAGATTCCAAATCAGTATAAGTCAACATTTAAATTTACAGAAAAGATATCATCTAGTACACTTCTTCCAGAAGATTCAATAAATGGATATGCATATCTTGTAGTTGAAAATGAAAACGAACGTGGCTTGTTTTATATTTGGGATGAAGAAAATGCAGAATATAATACATTTATTCCAGAATATGGATGGATACTTGGGGCTGGCGTATTAAATAGTTCAACAAGTTTTGTTACCGATCTAACGAGCCCAGAGTTATTTACAAATAACGAAAACAACCTAACAACATACAGAGAGTTTGCTTATGTTCGTGGTATTAGAGTTGTTGTAGAAACAATGAATAAGTTTGACTCTACTTTTGATTTAATTGAAATGTCTCCTAGACTTGTTGTAGATATTTCAAATAAAGTAATTGATTTTAATATAAAGAAAGTTTTATCAGACATAGGTACAACATCTTTGCCAGTAGGACAACTGCTTGCCTCAACTGGGTCTTTGTCTTTATTTGATGATGATCAAGCATTTAATGAAAATAACTCTGCCAGCATTGTTTCTAGTTATATTAGAAAAAATATTAAGTTTATTTTTTATGAGTCAATTTTTGATGTTCAGGGGGATGAGTATTCAGTTCCTATTAAAACATTATACTCAGAAGGATTTCCACAAGCAGATATTACTGGAGCAGTCCTTTCTTTAGAGTTAAGAGATTTTTATTTTTTCCTAGAATCAATGCCTGCTCCAAGACTTTTAACAACTCAAACATCCTTAAGTTATGCCGTATCTCTTTTACTTGATTATATTGGATTTAGCAACTACACATTTAAAAGGGTTGATGGAGAGAACGATCCAATTATCCCCTACTTCTTTATTGCTCCAGACCAAAATGTTGCAGAAGTTTTAAATCAACTAGCCGTATCAACACAAACAGCAATGTTCTTTGATGAGTATAATAATTTTGTTGTAATGAGCAAAGACTATTTAATGCCTACCCTAGCACAAAGAGAAACAGACTTTGTTGTTTCTGGATCAAACAATCAAACAGACTCTGGCGTAGTGGAAAATGCTACATCTGGGAAACTTCCAAACATACTGTCTGTTGCATCACAAGATAAAAAAGTTTACAATGATGGAAAAATTAACTACACAACAAGATATATTCAAAGATCTTATGGATCAATCCAACAGTCAAGCATGATTGATAAAGAAAAAACATGGATATACAAGCCATCACTTTTGTGGGAAGTTGCTGGAACAGACTCAACAAAAACCATAAATGAGTTAGCCTCTAAGCAGGGTAGTTATGTCCTTGGGGCTATGCCATTAAATTCAGACATTCTTGCAGTTGCTCCTACGGTTTCAGGGCACGTTGTAATAAATAACATAATTGATCTTGGAGAAAACGTATATTGGCTAACACGATATAACGGATACTTGTATTCTAACGGTGAGATTATTAAATACGATGCCGCAGAGTTTAGCATAACTGGTGTTGGAAATGTCTGGATTAGTAGCAATCAAGAGTATCAAAAATATTTTGCATCTATTCCGTTTAATGGAAAAATATATCCAACGGGATTGGTAAGAATATACTCAACTCCATACTACGAAACAGTTAATGGAATAAGCAGACTTCAAAATGGAGCGGTTGTAGATCATGGTCGTGGTCAGTTTGGAACAAAAATAACTGATCACTACGCTGGAGTAAATTCTTATTGGACCAACAACAACAATGTTCGTGGTGTTGATATGAAAACCCAATACCTATTTACAACCACACTAGACCAATATGTAACTTTGCCAGCAACAACAACTGGTGCAGCAGGAGTAAGCAATACAGTTGCAGGTCAATCAACAAGAAATAGCATAATCAAAAACTTTATGGCAACAAGCAATCTAACAGATACAGATATTAATAGTTTGCCAGCAACACAGACTGGAACAATTCAGTCATCTGCTTTAGTATTTAACGGACCAGCATTTAAAACTACGGAAACACCACTAAACTTTGTTTCATATGTTTATAAAAACCTAGATAATGCATATAAACATTTTGGAACAAGAATGCGTATCGTAGGTAAAATTCAAAATAATATTGCTTCAACACAAACAGCACTTGGCAGCATTCCTTATTATCAGGTTAGCGGAAGCCAACCAGATCAGAACGTTAACATTGGCGGAGGCTCTGGAGGTCTTGCGGTTTTGTTGAATCCAGAAACAAACAACGGATATTATTTTGAAATAATTGCCCTAAGTGAAGATAACATTACTCCTTATTTAAAATTAAATAAAGATAATCAAGCAGAAGTATCAATTAATAATGTTGTGTTTTATAAAATTAAAAAAGAATCTAGCAGTGCCAATGCAATTCCAGTTAAACTCTGGGGCGGCTTAGCAAAAATACTTGTAGACGACGGTAGGTTTTCTGGACAACAAAGAATGGCTTCGGAAGAAAATTCAACAGTATATGATTTATCAGTAGAGTATGAGGACATTGGAAAAACAAGAAGGTTTTATTTATACATAAATAATCAACTTATTAAAGTAGTAGACGATAGTGATCCGCTTCCAGTCTACAATAACATGGCTTTATTTGTTCGTGGATCTTCTAAGTGTATGTTTGAAAACATTTATGCTCTATCACAAAACTATAGCCAAAACACATCTTTTGTTGTAGGGGAAACATTGTCAAGACAGTTTGGTGATTCCCAAGTTGATGTCAACGAGTCTTTTAGAAAATATGCTATGAGTGGTGTTGTACAGTCAACATATCTATCTGGAATAAGTTCACAGCAGCCACCAAACTATAATATGTATTTTGAAGAGTTTGGTTCTATTATGCGTGAATGTGCATATTTTGATATTAAATATGATCGTGCTTACCCAGCACTTTATGCACAACTATCGCCAACGTTTAGCAAAACAAAGGGATACACAACTTCTGGTTTTTACGCAAACTCCTATGGCGCTGAGTTTTTAGTCTTTAATTCAACTGACAAGGCTTTAAACTTAGATGAAACAACTGGAAATTTTTTAAGAATTCAAGGCATTACTTTTACTCAAGATACAACTCATGAATTAACAGTAGATGAGTTCTTTAAAAAACGTGGTAATTTGTCTGACCCAGAGTTAGTAGGCAGCACCCTCACCTATTCTCCATTAGTTGAAAAATCAAGGTATGATGAAATTAAATTAAGTAGGTTAACCTATGGAAAAAATGAGTTTAGTATTGATAGTACATACATACAAACACAGGATGATGCAGAAGCCATGCTGGGTTGGATCATAAATAAAGTAATGGTTCCAAAAAAATCTATTGGCATTAATTTATTTAGCATACCAACCTTGCAACTTGGAGACATAGTCACAGTAGATTATAAAGATTCATCAGGACTTGATCTAATTACTTCAGATCTTTCAAGGTTCGTTATTTATAATATAGAATACGCTAGGTCTATTTCTGGACCAAGCATGACAGTTTACTTAAGTGAGGTATAAAAATGGTATCAGCAACTCCGCAAACTCCATCGTCAACATCTGTTTCAAATAGTGCACCTCCAAATCCAGTAAAAACAGCACCAATAGATACAGTGTTATTTAATGATGACTCTATGTCTATTGAAATAATGGCTGATTTAATTTTTGAGGATATTGGTGGACACGAATTAATAAATATTGCTAGAAACGACATTATTAATGGACAGCAAGTATCTTACACTCCCATCAAGAACCTTGGTCTAATTCAACAAAAATATAACCCAAATAATATTCTTGGATTACAGGCTACCTCTGAAAAGTACTTTGCTAATTTTCCCATAAAGTTTGAAGAGAAAGTACCTATTGAGGGCAATGGACCCAACGGTTCAAATGTTTATTTTGACGATGCAACTGGAGACCTAATTATTGAGGGAGTTAGTTTAAACAAGGATGAACTTTTTGAGGTTGAAGTGTCGTTAAATGGTACAATATATGAAGCAGACTTTGGAGCAACTACGTCATGATAACTAATAAAGGTAAAAGCATTATTGGAAAATATATGCTTGGTCAGGCACCAGCCTATGCCTCATACCTAGCCGTGGGTTGTGGTCCTATCCCGCTTCAAACAGAAGACGTTGCTGATAACTTTGCAACAAAAGAAAGCCTTGATTTTGAGATGTTTAGAGTTCCCATATCATCTAGAGGTTTTGTAAATGAAAACGGTATTGATAAGATTGTTCTTACCGCAGAACTACCTACAGAAGAAAGATACGAAATAACAGAGGTAGGCCTATACTCTGCTGGATCTAATCCATCTGCTGGAGCACAGGATAGTAAGACAGTGTTTGCATTTACCCAGGGAGAAAACTGGGAATACCATACAGCCTCTGCTGCAATAGCGATTCCTATAGTTTCTGTACCACTAGATCCAAATGATGACGATATTATAAATGCAACAGGAACAGCAAATGGTGTGTTTCAGACCAATGCAGATAATTCTATTTTTTATAATACAGATCGTGTTGCAAGATATGAGCGAGCAAGGTTTTTAAATAATACAATATTGATGCAGGGAGATGACTCAGACCTAAGTTTGGGTGGTGGCGGTTCTGGTGGAGTTGACAATATTGTTATTGATTCTGGAAATCATATACACCTTACATCTCCAAACGTTGATTTTTCAAGAAACTCTCCAATTGATGAATTAAAACTTGCATTTTCTTTGGTAAACAGAGATGGAGGATCCGCCGCAATTCCAGATACAATAAGAATTCTTGTTGACTTTGCAGGAACTGACCAAACAAATCCAAGCATTTATGCTAGGTTTGAAGTTAATATTGAAGACGGTGTTGATGGATATGACTTTGCAACAAACAGATACTTTGTTGTTTCAAAACAATTGCAGGAATTATACAAGAGTCAAAACTTTACCTGGGATGCAGTTAATGTAGTAAAGATTTATGTTTCTATTTTTGATAGTTTAAGCGGAGGCTTGCATCCAACTTCAGATTATTATATTGCACTAGACGCAATGAGACTTGAAAACGTAGCAACGGTTAATCCATTATATGGTTTAACAGGATACTCTGTCATTAAGAATGATGATGCTACAACAATTATTAAATCTCCTAATACAAACAACTACGTTGAATTTAGATTTTCTATTGGGGTGACGTAATGGTTGATGCAAACATAAAAAAATTACGTATTTTAAAATCATCTCTTCCTCCAATTGATCACGATACTTTAAAGTATAATTTAAGATATAGAATTGTTTCTGACGATAGAAACAGAACTTCTCATTGGTCCCCAGTTTATAATATTTCTGGAGAGTTGATAGAGTCAGTTAGTGGAGCAGTCTCTAAGGCAGGTAATATTGTTACGGCAGTATGGGGTGATGCAAACAATCACCCAGAATACGATGTTTTTGTTAAGTTTGACTCAAGCGACTTTTTTTATCACGGGACATCAAAAGTACACTCGTACTCATTTTTAAAAACTGGGACTACTACAGTCAGAGTAAAAGTTCAAATTGTTTCATCAAAAAAAGAAATTAAGGCAGCACTAAATATCTTTGACTCTGGCTCAGTGTCTTTGGTATAATTAAATAGGAGGAATACATGGCAAGAATAGCATTACCCGAAAGAGGACAGCCGCTTGATGTAACATACATCTATCAGGTAGTCGATACTTTGAATACTTTGTCGGCACAGGTTTCCGATGCAACCTACAACTATACTGACATTGATGTAGTTGGATCAGAAAAACAAAGTTTAAAAACCTCTAACACAAAGTTTATTGGAAGATTTAAAGCAATTGCAAATAACGAAACCGTAACTGCTGGACAAGAAAAGTCTTACTCTATTGATTATTCTAACTTTAAGTATCCACCAATTATAACTTTGTCAGTTGTAAACACTAGTGGAACAACGGCTGGATCTAATACTACAGTAGTTTTAACATCCGTAACAACTACACAGGCTGGATTTACAGTAAGGTACGGTGTTTCTGGAACTGCAACCATTGGCGTAAATCTTATTGCTATTGGTGTTCCAAATTAATATGGCGTGTGAAAGATGTGAAGGAAAGATGTTTGTTGATAGAATACACTCAAACATAGACCATCTAGAAACATATTGTGTTAAGTGTGGAAATAGAAAATTTTATCATCCACCTAGCGAGTCTGCGGAGGGAAAATGGTTACTGCAAAAGGAAAAATTCAGAGCGAAGCATATAATAGCGAACCTATAATTCCTGGCGGTAAAAAAATATGGTTTCTTAACGGAGACTTAGTAAGACTTCATCACAGTTCTAGATCAACAGGAATGGTAACTGTTTATAATATTAACAAAGATAGACTAGAGACATGCCTGCGTTCTGACTTTAGAAGAAATAGGAAAAAGGCTTACACTGTTGCAGAGACTGCTAAGTTAGTTAATCGTCATAGAAAATATATGCCAAGATTAATAAAACGAGGAGTCATTCCTGCGCCAGTTGGATCAAGCATTGATGGTAAGACTGGTTGGCAAATTAGATCTTATTATTCAGAAGACCATGTTAGAGAGATTTGTTCTATCCTGGCAACAATACATATTGGACAACCAAGAAAAGATAAATTAATAACAAATAACATGACTCCTACAAGTCAAGAGTTGACAAGGCGAATGGGAGAAGGTATACTTACATATACAAAGACAGAAGATGGAAGGTATATTCCAGTTTGGTCAGAAAATATCTAATCGGCTAGAGTGTGCTACAATTGTAAAAACAAACAAATTAGGTGGGGTAAAATGGAAAACGAAAATACAAAAATCAATGTAACACTAGGCTATACTTTAAATCTTGGCAACTTCCAGTCATTAAGACTTGACCTTGGTATTGTTGATTCAAAGCGTGAGGGCGAGAATGTTGATGAAGCCTTTGAGCGTATTTACAAGTTTGTTGAAGACAAACTAACTGATAAGATTCAAGAAGCAAAGTCTGAAATAAACGAATAGCAATGGCTGACCGCAAAGACCGAATGGCTTTGCTTAGTAGGTTTAATAAGTTTTACCTACAGAAGTACGGCCAGAAGTCTAACATGAACCTAAACGTTGAGCAGTGGGCTGCTGACGGCCTTGTAGAGTCATACGGTATTGCTCAGTGCTATGACTTGTTAGAGTATTACTTTTCTATTGCACAAGAACCTTCTTGGAATTATTTTTCATATAATGCAGAAAAAATATTAAACGGTAAAGCAGAAACAGAACAAGACATTAAAGATCGAATGGTACGTAGAAAATTAGCAAAGGAGTGGTTGAGTGAATAATACAGAGGCAAAAGTTATTTCTGCATTATTACAAGACAAGCAGATTCACGTCCTGCTGCAGGCAAATGTTGAAAACCTTTTAAGAACCCATAACGATGTCTGGAACTTTATTCGTCTTTATTCAGAAAACAACCAGTGCATTCCACCAGCAGATTTAGTAAGAGAGAAGTTTAGAGATTTTGAACCAGTTGCTGGAGTTGGAGCAACTAAGCATCATCTAGCAGAGTTACAGGTAGAATATCTTAACGATAGCCTAAAAGATATTTTGCGTAATGCTGCAGGAGAAGTTCAAAGCGGTAACGGTGGAGAAGCACTTGAACACCTAATAACAAAGACATCTGAATTAAAAAAGAATACCTCTGCTATCCGTGACATTGATGCAACAGATCTTGACTCTGCTGTTCTATATTTTGAAAATGTACAGAAGCAAAAAGAACTTGGGCATGTTGGAATTAAGACTGGTCTTCCAGGGTTTGACAATTACTTGCCTTCTGGAATTATGCCAGGGCAGTTGGGTGTATTCCTTGCATATCCAGGAATTGGAAAGTCTTGGCTTGCTCTTTACTTTGCAGTGCAGGCATGGAAGCAAGGAAAGTCACCAATGATTATTTCACTTGAAATGAGTGAGACAGAGGTTCGTAATCGTGTTCTTGCTATTATGGGTGAAGGTCTTTGGTCACATAGAAAATTATCTAATGGCGAAGTAGAAATTGACATGCTAAAGAAATGGCATCATAACAAAGTTGAAGGTCGTCCAGAGTTTCATATTATTTCTAATGATAGCGGTGGAGAAGTAACACCTTCTGTTATTCGTGGAAAGATTGATCAGTACCGTCCAGACTTTGTCGTTGTTGACTATTTACAACTCATGTCTCCAAACCAAAAGGCTGATTCTGAAACGGTACGAATGAAGAACCTTTCAAGAGAACTTAAACTAATGTCCATTAGCGAAGAAGTACCTATCATCGCTATATCCTCTGCTACCCCCGATGATGTAAAAGATCTATCAAGTCCTCCAACACTTGGACAAACTGCTTGGTCAAGACAGATTGCTTACGATGCTGACTGGGTTATGGCACTAGGTCGTGCAACCAATAGTGATATTATTGAATGTGTATTCCGCAAAAACCGTAATGGATACATGGGTGATTTCTTAGTTCAGGTAGATTTTGACAAAGGATACTACAGGTATAAAGACTATGAAGACAAGTAATGTTTATACACAAGAACAGATTAAACGTGTTCTTGTAGGTGCAGGAGTGGATATTGAGGCAGAGTTTGGTAATGACTATATAATCTTTTGCCCATATCATAATAACAACAGAACTCCTGCTGGGGAAGTTGCTAAGGATAGCGGACTGTTCTTTTGTTTTGGATGCCAAACAACAAAGAACCTAGAAGAATTTATTATGCATATGTCTGGACGAACATATTTTGAAGCAGTTAGATATATTAAAAGCAAAGAAACAGAAAACGATATTGAAAAACTTGTTAACAAGACCTTAGTTGCGCCACCAGAGTTTGTTCAATATGATGAATTAATATTAAAGCGTTTATACAACCAACTTACAGTATCAGATAAGGCAAAGAATTATCTTAAGTATAGAAAAATTGAACCAGCATCTTGGTCAAAATTTTCATTAGGATATTCAGAAAAACAAGATTCAGTAACAGTTCCAATGCATTCCCCAGACGGAATGTGTCTTGGCTTTGTTGCAAGAACCATTGAAGGAAAAGATTTTAAGAATACTCCAGGATTACCAAAGGGTAAGATATTATTTAATTTGCACAGAGTTAAATCATCTGGCACAGTATACGTAGTTGAATCATCTTTTGATGCAATTCGGCTAGACCAAATAGGATTCCCAGCAGTTGCAACTCTTGGGGCTAATGTATCTAATTCACAAACTAGATTATTAGAAAAGTACTTCACAAATGTTGTACTAATTGCAGACAACGATGAGGCTGGTAGCATAATGAAAGATAAGTTAATTGAAAAACTTGGATCTTTGGTTACTATTATCAGACTTGATAAAAACTATAAAGACATAGGCGATATGGAAGATGCAGAAATAAAGAAACTTGAGTTTCAATTTGACAAATCTATATCATCTATGCTAAACTAATATAAACAACACGAAGGAGATAAAATATGAGCATTGTAAAGGGATTAAAGAATATAGAAACCCTGCTCGAAAAGCCAAAATATGAAAACGACGGACCAAAAGTAAAGTGGTTAAAACTTGCAGACGGTCAATCAGTAAAGATCCGATTTGTTGAGGAGTTGGATGAAGACTCAGCAAACTATAACGAAAAACGTGGACTTGCACTAGTTGTCAAGGAACACACAAATCCAAAGGACTATAAGCGCAAGGCTGTAGACACAATGGAATCAGAAGGTCGTGACTGGGCAGAAGAAATGCACCGCAAAGATATGAAGGCTGGCTGGAGAGCACGTCTACGTTTCTATTGCAACGTACTTGTTGATGATGGAATTGAAGCACCATATGTTGCAATTTGGAACATGGGAATTAGCAAGCAATCATCATTCAATACTATTCGTGAGTATGCACTTGAAACAGGAAGCATCTCAAACGTACTATGGAAGTTAAAGCGTAATGGTCAGGGTACTGAAACCAATTACACACTAATTCCTTCAGCACCAGACAAAGAACCATTTGACTGGACAGGCATTGAGCCATACCCATTGGAGTCAGCACTAAAGAAGATTCCATATGCAGAACAAGAAGCGTTCTACTTGGGCTTTGACGGCCCATCTACTACCTCATCAACTAACACT